GGGTGCTGGGCTTTTTTTTGTTCACCTTGTTAAACGCTTGATCTGCGTCGTCGGCTGCTTTCTTGGCTGCAGCGGCTGCAGCGGCGCGAGCTTCAGCCGCTGCTTGTGCTTCCGCCCGCTGCTGTGCGAGCGCGGCTTCCTGGGCCTGGGCCTGGGCCTGGGCCTGGGCCTGGGCCTGGGCCAAGGCCTGTTCGCGTGCGGTTTGTTCTGCCGCCCACTGCGCTTGTTGCTGTTCGGCGGCCTTTGCCTGCGCTGCTGCCTGGGCATCGGCTTGGGCTTGTTGCTGCGCCAGGGCTTGTTGATTTGCTTTTTGCTGCGCTGCTGCTTGCGCTTTAGTTTCAGCCAGCGCGGCTGCCTGGGCCTCCGCCGTAGCTTTGGCCTCGGCTTGTTGCTGCGCCAGGGCTTGCTCGTTGGCACGTTTGGTGGCTACAGCTTGCTCGTTGGCGAGCTTTACCTGTTGGGCTTGGGCGTCACGCTGGGCAGCTTGGGCCTTTTGGCCTTGGTTGTAAGACGCGGCAACGGCAGCGCCGCCAACAATAACGGCTGCAACAAAGAAACTCATGTCGGGACTCCCTCAATCAGGTTGATAGGGCCGGTCAGCCGCTCGTATTCGGCCCGGCTGTTGGTGACCAGCTCACGCTCGGCCTCTTCCACCGTGGTGGCTTGACAGGTGTGAAAGGTGGTCCACACCATCTCTTCGAGTACCAGGCCAATGCGCTTGACGCCCGCCTTTTGCACAAACGTGACAGGCGCAACAATGTCGGCCTCAGTGCCGTCGGCATTGATCACCCGCACCCGGCCCCGGGTCATGATGGCAATGGAGTCGTGCAGGTGGATGGCGCCGGTTAGCAAGGTGCCAGCCGGGACCGTGAACTCACGCGCATACATGCCATTGCAGAACCAGTTGCGCACGGGCGTGTCCACCTGGGGCTGCTCCTGCATCATGGCTTCCAGGCGGTAAATCTTTTCTTCCAGGGGCAGGCCCGTGTCGGCAGGCAACAGGGCCAGCACAGAGGCGTCTTCGAGCATGGGGGTTAGGGCAACGGTCATAAGCCTGCAATTTATGCGGGCTCACGGGCGATGCGCGCACCCTAGCGTTTGGCGTAGGGGTCGTAGTCGGCGCGCTTGCGGGCAGACTCAGCGCCAAAGCCCTTGGGCGCATCGAACTCAGGCACCGGATAGGCGAAGGTCAGCGCCAGCGCATCGGCGTCATCAGGGGACGCTAGGCCGCGCGCCTTCATGCCCTGCTTGCTCTCCAGCTGGATCTGGTCGGTGTTGGTGAACTGGTACTCCACGCTGGTCAGGTCCGTGGCCATGGCTTCGGACTTCTCCAGGCAACCCGTGGCCAGCCACTCACGCATCAGGCCCCACATCTCGGCGCGCTTGTTGAGGTACTTGCGCGCATCATCGGCCTTGCCGCCAAACTGCACCTCGACCGGGTCATGGCCGAGCTGGCGCAGCCTGTCCACCACGCCACCCCCTACCCCACCCCCGTCCACAAACACCACGGGCTTGAGCCCCAGGCCGCGCAAATAGTCCACATGCTCGGCCACCCTGGCGGCCAGCTGCATGGTATCAACCCCACGGTACCGCTTGGCCGCTATGCCTGCCGCGTCGCGCCCGATACGGGTGACGATCACGCTCTGGTCATCACCAAACCGGGCCACGTCCACCCCCACCGCGCAGTGACTGCCCACCACCCGCTCGCGCACGGCTTCGCGCGCCATGGCCACGTCCACCCGGCCCCGGTCAATGAACTGCAGGCTTGACGCGTTGGGGAACACCCCCCGCACGCGCACCTTGACAAAGTCGCTGTTCTCGCCGTAGTCGGTCACCCACTGGTTCAGCAGCGTCTTGTTGGTAATGGCCACGCTGCGGCTGTCAATCTGGCGCGTGTTCCAGCGGTGCCGGTTCTTGCCAAAACATTCGGCGAAGGCCCCGGTGTTGCGGGTCGGGTTGCCAAACGCAAAGTGCATCGGCTCACCGTCGGTCTTGCCGCCCTCGGCCACTTCCCAAATCTTGGCCGGGATGGCGCTGGCCTCATCGAACAGGTACCAAGGCGTCGAGCTGGCCGCGTGCAGGCCCGCAAACGACTCGCTGTTCTCTTCCCGGCTGGTCTGTGCATCCACGCGCCAACTGTCGGGGAAAACGTTGTGGGTCAGGCGCATGGCCCCTTTGCCGGTGGTGATGGTGAACCAGTGCCTGACCACCGACTTAGCCAACCAGGTGCTGACACCGGCCCAGGTCTTGGAGCTGAGCTGTTCGCCGGTGTTGGCCGTCACCACCCCTTTGCTATGCGGGCGGGTGGACATGACCCACAAAGTCAGCCAGGCCGCCATGGCCGACTTGCCAATGCCGTGCCCCGAGCTGATGGCGTACTGCAGCGGGGCCACGGCATCAACCCCGTTGAACCCGCGCTCGCATACGGCGCGCCCAATGTCGTCAAGCAACTCGCAGGCCCACGCATCCGGGCCAAAGGCGCAGTCGTAGACCAGATTCCAGGGGCTGGGCAGCGGTACCAGCTGCAGGCTAGGGTCACGGTCCCACGGAAAGGCGTACATCACAAACCCAAGCGGGTCGTCATAAAACGCGGCCAGGTCCGTGGCCAGCATCAACTCGGGGTTTTCAGCGGCCACTGCGTTTACGTGCTTCGGTCAAGATGCCCACCGTGTCCACCTGGCCACTGTGCTCCACCTGTTGCTTGTCCCCGTAGCGCTTCGGGTCCCACTTGGCCAACAGCTTCAGCCTGGTCTCAATCTGCAGCTTGCGATGCCCCAGCATATCCCCGCGCTTGAGCTCGATGGCCTCGGGCACCACCACCTCACCTTCCCGGTTCTTGACGGCCGGCGTAACCCTCTCTTCGACACCTACCACGGGCGTGTCGCTGATGGACAAACAATCATCTGCAATGGCGTCATACCCGATTTCTCGGGCGCGTGCGATGCGTTGGGAAACGTTCTCATTCTCATTTGCCCAATCGTAAACCACGGTCCGGTCCGGCATGTGCACGTCGCGGCAAATTTGAGCCAGCGGCTCACCCTTGCTCAAACGGGCGCATATCTCGGTAATGAGGGATTCTCGGTCTGTGTACATGGTTTGAACTTTGCCCCCAAATTATTTCGATGCGCGCACCTGTTTGAACCTGGCCACCGCCTGGCCCCGGCGCCTGCCCTTGATGATGTCGCGGGCATGGCCCTTGCTGATCTCAAACTTCTTGGCCAGCTTGCCGTAACCCCACCCGGCATTCCTCAATTCCCAAAACAAATCGACGTCGTGGTTCGTCAGCTTGGCACCCGTCTGGTCCTCACCAATTCGGCGCCCTGAATCGTTCACCGCGACGATTCGCGTGCTCACCCCACCACCCCGTAAAAATTTACACGTTCACCAAACGAAAAACAAAGGCGTAAAAAATTACCCGTTCGATTCAGGACAGCCCCGTCTTTACCGGACAGACAGGACAGGTCTCTTAGACACCTGTCCCTGTCCGTCCGGTTTGCAAGACTGCACAGACCGGACGGACAAGCAGAAAATAAGCTGCTTGTCCTGTCCGTCCGGTTTAAAGCTGTAAAAATTTGCATGTTATTTTTTACAAGTACAAGGAAATACAACCGTCTTCCAGGACATATTCGCCCTCGTCGTCGGCCAAAATGCTTGTCAAAGTGCGGCTGGCTGCACGTCTGTTGCTTTCGCCAATGCCTTCAGGCGATCTGCGCAACACCTCGTCAATGACCGCTTTCTTTTCGATGCCCGTGGTCTGCACCAGCGTCAGTTCACCCAGCACCTCAAGCACCCGCGCGGCCCACTTGCCGGTACCCTTGTTGGCACCGGCACCGCCCTTCAAGGGCACCGGCACCGCGGCTTCCAGCACCACGCAACTGGTCAGCACCTCGCCGTCCTCGTCCACCCCAACCGGCACCACCCCCAGATCAAAACCCCACTCCAGGCCGTCTTCACCGTCCTTTTGCTTGGTGGAGCGCAGCATCCGCCCGGTGGGTGACTTGACCACCTCCAGCTCAGCATCAGCGGCCGCGCGCAGCCCCGACCAGCCCCGGGCCCCCTTGCTGCTGTCCTTGCCCGCGTGGTGCACCAGGATGACCACGGCGCCCGTGGCCTTGTGGATACCCTTACAGTGCTGCAGCGCCTTGCCCACGTCTTCGCCCGCGTTCTCGTTGGCGCCAGGCATCACCTGGGCGAAGGTGTCCACAATCACCACGCTGACCGGGCCCCCCGCAATGATGGCCTTGCACACATCCAGCGCGTCGTCCTTGACCATCAGGTTAGGCGCGGCATTGATCACCCCCAGATCCAGCCCGGCCAGGTCCAGCTCGTGGGCATGCGCGTAAGCCTTGAGGCGGTTACGAAACCCGCCCGCACCTTCGGCCGCCACATACACCACCCGGCCCTGCTTGACCTTGCGGCCACGCCACGCCACGCCACGGGCTATGGCCCCCGCAATGTCCAGCGCCACAAACGACTTGCCCGATCCCGACTCACCAAACAGCACCACCAGCTCGGCCCTGGGCAGCAAGCCCTTGACAACCCAGGTGGGGGGTGGGCCACTGGCAAACGCATTGGCGGGCAGCACCTCGAACCGGTGCCTGGGGGCGGCTGGCGCGGGGATGCCCTCCACTTTTTGGAGCCCATCCTCGACCACATCGAAGTCGTCGGCATCGCCCACCAGCTCGGTCGGCGCCACGGCTTGCAGCTCGGGCACCGCGGGCACCGCGGGCATCAGGTTCTCAAAGTCCTGCAGCCCCGCCACTGGGGTGGACTTGGCTTTGCCCTTTTGGCAATGCTCCACCCACAAGTACATCAGCGCCCGGTCGCTGTCCTGGCGCCGGTGGTCCAGCGCCACCTCAAACGCCCACGGGTTCAGCGCCAGCAGGCTAAACACCTCATCATCGCCCAGGCCCGCACCGTACAGCGCCACGGCCGCGGCAAACAGCGCCCGGCTACGGTCACCGCCATGGTCGCCCGCTGACAAAAACGCGGCCACGCTGGTGGGCAAGGGCAGGCTGTCCAGGCTGGGCAGCACCATCTCGTCCAGGATGTCGGGCATCTGCAAGCTGATCACCGTGGCCGTGGTCTTGGTCTTGGCGTACAGGCCAGACAAACGCTCCAGCACCCCGTCAGCACTGGTGTGCACCTCGTGCTGGCTGGTCTTGAGTCGCTGGCCGGTTACGGTGAGAAAGCGCGGCTGGTGCCCGCCATACACCTCAATGCCGACCTCGTTGTTGGTCCAGTCGTTGGGAATGGCACCGCTGACCAAAATGCGCAGGCCGTTGCCCGACGGGCTCAACTCGGTGTAACTGTCAAGCTGAGCGATCACCTCTTGCGCCCAAAGCTCAATCGTGTTGCCGGTGACACAGTTGTCCAGGTCAACCCCCACCACGTCATGCTCACCCGTCATCACGTAGCCAACACCGGCAAACAGACTGGGGTTGTCCTGGTAAGCCTTGAGCGCCACGTCGTAGCTGTACCAGCGCTCGGGCTTGGCCGTGCTGATGCCGTAGTACGGCGCCTTGGCGTGCGCCGGGATCTTGTCAAACTTCTGGCGCTTCTCGTTCCACACCGCGCGCCAGGGCGCCCAGCGCTGGTTTGCCTTGAGCGTGGCCGGGATGTTGTCGCCGTTGAACGGGCGGATGGTGGGGGGTTGTTTGGTTTGGGTCATCATGCCGACACATCAGCTTTGGGCCGCGTCGGCTTGGAACCGCTCGGGATAGATGATCTGGATCTCGGTGATCTCGTAGCCAAAGTGCCGCGCCAGCTTTTCAGCCAGGTTAGGGCGGGCCTTTTGCATGCCGTTTTCAATGCGCGACAGGTTGCCGGTGTTGGTGCCCACGGCAGTGGATACATCGGCCAGAGTCTGGCCACGCTTGATACGGGTCTGTTTCAGGGGGCTGTGCATGGGGGGTCGTTCCTTTGATAATTCGCATGTTTCCGTCATTATGCGCTATGCGCACATTCAAATCAATAAATTATCGGTTTAAAGAAGTTGCGCTAAACGCATGAAAGATTTATAAACACGATGTGAAAAAAGAAGAACTTGGCCAGGCCATCAAACAATTACGCTCCAGCAAGGGTCTGAATCAGACCCAACTCGGGGAAAGCATCGGCGTGGCCAGTGGAAATATCTCTCGCTATGAATCAGGCATAAACGCCCCGGACTTCGACAGACTTGGACCACTCGCGGACGCACTGGGCGTGTCGGTATCTGAACTATTCACGCTGGCCGAAACCGGCAATCTCGCCAGCGCGCCAGATATAAGTGGCTCTGTACCGTTGATCTCGTGGGTGCAGGCGGGCCACCCGCAAAACGAGGTCAACGATTCACACGCTGGGGAGGGCGAGCGAATTTTTACAACCTACAAAGTGCAAAAGCACACTTACGCACTGAGGGTGAAAGGCGACAGCATGGAGCCCAAGTTTCCAGACGGTGCCATTCTGATCGTTGAACCCGACGAGAACCCAAAGCCCGGAGCCTACGTTATCGTGCGCCACAACGGGGGAGAGGCCACCTTCAAGCAGCTCATGCTTGATGGCAGTACCTATTACCTAAAACCGCTTAACCCACGCTACCCCATTCACGAGCTCAAGTCAGACTCGAAAGTATGTGGCGTGGTCAAACGAATGGAGATGGATGTATAAATTTCCCCCCCCCCTAGTTTGATAACCATCACTCTGTAAAGCCCCACGTCAAGCTAAAAACAGACGTGTCGCGCTTACCGCGCCCACGCGGCCCGTGGGCTGTTTAAAAGGGAATTTAATATGCATAAAACAACAGCGATGATCCTAAACCTACTGCAGGTGTTCGGCCTACTAATTGTTGTTCTGCAATCTGACAGCCACGGTCACGATTGGCCACTAAAAGATTCGCTAATCTTTTTGTTTCTTATCGCCGTGCCGGGCGTCACGATGCCTTTGCTGTATGACCTCGAAACAAAACATTCATGGTTTGGCCTTTTTCTGAAAAGAAAAAGGCTTGAAGAGATGGAAAAAATTGACTCAATGAAAAAGCAAGACGCGTAGAAGCGACAACCGCGCATCGCACCAGCCCGCTTAACGCGGGCTTTTTTACGTCTACGCAGCAACTACGTATCCGAATACGTATTTTTATTTTGCAAATATTTGCATTCTGCAATTGACGCATAGCAAATTATGCGTTTAGACTATAGGCATATTACGCAAAACGCATAATTTAACGCATTCAACCCCGAGGAACCTCATGACGCCGATCCGCATTGCCACCACGCTGGTCTACCTGGTCAGCGCCCTTGTTGTCTACCTTGACCTTTTTGTCTGGAGAGCATTTTGAACTACGCCTTTCACACCGACGAAGAACTGCTTCGTCACGCCAACATCGAATTCAACGCCCTGACCAGCACCCACCTGGAGTGCATTTTGGTCGGCCGCTTTGAGACCCTGCTGGCCGATAAAGCCCTTGGCGACTTCGCCGTGGAAATCCTGGATGAATTTGACATGGGCGCCAGCAACACCCGCGAAATCGAGTCGCTGCGTGCGGCCCTGCAGTTTGCCAAAGACTTTGACGACCTGGCCTGGGTGCGCGAAATCATGGAGCAGATCACCGAGAGCGGCATCGACACCGCCAAAGATCTCAAAGCCCGGCTTGAACGCGCCGACCAGATTGACGCTATCGCAGAAGACACCGCCGACGCCGTCAAAACCCTGAACCAATTTTTCAACCCCGCTCCCGCAACCCTCTGAAAGGTATCCCCATGTCACTCGAACTTGCACTTGAAAAAAATACGGAAGCTCTGCTGTCCTTGCAGGCCATGCTGGCCAGCCTGACCCTCACCGCAACCGCCGCCGCCGTCCAAAGCCCAAAGTCTGCATCAGCCCCCGCGGCTGTGGCTGGCCAGACTACTGCCAAGGCCGCTGCGCCCACCAAGACGGCCAACGTATCCGCCCCGTCTGCAGCGTCTGCGGTGGCCGCTGCGCCAGCCTTGACTGCTGCGACCGCTGACCCAAAGCCTGTTGCGGCATCCCAACCTACGGAGATCGCCGCTGCGTCGCCTGCCTCAGAGCCCGTGGCGTCAAGCCCCGCCCCCTCTACCGTGACCGCGACGTATGAAGACGTCAAGACCCTGGTGCTGCAGGTGTCCAAGGAAAAGGGCCGTGACACCGCTGCAGGCGTGCTGGCCGGGTTTGGTGTTGCCAAGGCCCCCGAGCTCAATCCCGCCAAGTATGCAGACGCCGTGGCCCAGCTCAAGGCAGCACTGGCATGAGCGACCACGCCCGCCTTTCCCCTAGCAGCGCGCACCGCTGGATGGCGTGCCCGGGCAGCGTGTTTCTTGAAAGCAGCATGCCCGACAGCTCCAGCAGCTTTGCCGACGAGGGCACCGCCGCCCACTTCCTGGCATCGACCTGCCTGGAACAAAAGGCAGACGCGTCGGCCTTCATCGGCCGCAAGATCACGGTGCACGAGACTGTGACGAATTGGGCCGAAAACTTATCCTATGGCTTGAATTCAACCGGCCGCGAGTTCGAGGTGGACACCGACATGGCCGGGTTCGTGCAGGTCTATGTCGACAACGTCCGCCAGCACGTGGGCCGTGGCGACATGATGGTCGAGCAACGCGTGGAGTTCTCGCGCTTTGTGGACGTGCCCGACCAGTTCGGCACGGCTGACGCCATCGTCTTGAGCGAAGACGGCGACTGCCTGCAAGTGCACGACCTGAAATATGGCCGTGGTGTGCGCGTGGATGCCGAGAACAACCAACAGATGATGCTCTACGCCCTGGGCGCTTACGACCAGTTTGCGGCCCTGGGTGATATTGAATGGGTCACGCTCTACATCCACCAGCCCCGCCTGGAGCACCTGTCCAAATGGGAGCTCAACATCGACGACCTGTTGGCCTTTGGCGAAAAAGCCAAAGCCGCCGCCGCCCTGGCCATGGACATTGTCGACACCACCATCATCAGCCTGAAAGACCTGCGTCCGGGCGAGGCGCAGTGCAAGTTCTGCAAGGCCAAAGCCAGCTGCCCCAGCCTGCAACAGCAAATCACCGAGGCCATCGGCGCTGATTTTGACGTGATCCAAACGCCCGCCGAAATTACCAAGGTGGTAAGTGCCGCGCCAGACCTGGCTTATTGCATGAGCAAAGTTGACCTGGTCGAACAGTGGTGCAAAGCGGTGCGCGCCGAGACCGAGCGCCGCCTGTTAGAGGGCACGCCCGTGCCTGGCTGGAAACTGGTGCAAGGCAAGCAAGGCAACCGCGCCTGGGCAGATGCCAAGGTGGCCGAGGAAACGCTGAAAACCATGCGCATCAAGCACGACCAGATGTATGACTACTCGGTCATCAGCCCCACCACGGCCGAGAAGTTGTTCAAGGCCAAAGAAATCGGCCCGCGCCAGTGGCCCGCCTTGCAGAACCTGATCACCCGGGCAAGCGGTAAACCCAGCGTGGCCCCCGAGTCCGACAAACGCCCGGCCCTGATGCTGCGCAGTGAGTCTGATTTTGAACAGGTGGCTGAAGGGGCAGACCTTGTCTAGCCCCCAAAGCCCCCAGGTGTCCGAGCACCTGCCGTTTGACGCGCGCGCCCTGCTGGTGCGTGCCGCCAAAACCCCCATCACGAACGGTGACCCGCTGGCCCGAGTTCGTGCAATCGAGCAGGCCAGCGACAGCGTCCGTCACCACTATCCCTACTTTTTTAAGAAAGACCCATCATGAAAGTCAAACTCGCAAACGTCCGCCTGGCCTTCCCCGCCTTGTTCGAGGCCAAGACCGTCAACGGTGAAGGTGCCCCCGCCTATGGCGCCTCGTTCCTCATCGAGCTCACCGACAAGCCCAACCTGGCCGCCATCAACAAAGCGATCGACGCCGTCGCCCTGGAAAAGTGGGGGCCCAAAGCCACCGCCCACCTGGCCCTGATGCGCAAGACCGACAAAGTGGCACTGCACGACGGCGACCTGAAATCCCAGTACGCGGGCTTTGCCGGGATGATGTTCGTGTCCTCACGCAGCGCGGCCCGCCCGCTGGTGCTGGACAAGGACAAAACCCCGCTCACCGCACAAGACGGCAGGCCCTACGGCGGCTGCTACGTTAACGCCACGGTCGAGCTCTGGGCGCAGGACAACAAGTACGGCAAGCGCGTGAATGCCCAGTTGCTGGGTGTGCAGTTCTTTGCGGATGGCGACAGCTTCGGAGGTGGTGCCGTGGGCAGCGCTGACGACTTCGACGACCTGGCCGTGGGCGCCGAAGAAGACGCCCTGGTTTAACCCCAACACAGGGGCCGTGCAATTCGAACTGCGGCTGGCCCCGCGGTACTCAGGCCCTCGATGCTAATCGCCACCCTCCCTACGAACGCGCAGGGGTGACGAGGTGCACAACCCCCCGCACGGCGGCAAGGAACCAGGGGGCATCGGGGGCAATCAGCCACCTAATTTTTGAAAGAACAACTGTGGAAATCTGGAAAGACATCGAAGGGTTTGAAGGCCTCTACCAAGTAAGCAACTTGGGATCGGTGCGCTCACTCGCCCACCGCGTGCGCCTTATCGCCCACGGGGTAGAAACCACCAGCCTTGCAGGGCATGAGGTTTTGCACCTCAACCACACCCCGGCGGATAACCGACTCATAAACCTTCGCTATGGCACACGCAGCGAGAACTTGCGCATGGATTACGCCGCCGGTAGCCGCAAGGTACACCCAAATTTCATTAGCGCGGGGTGGCGGCCGTGACAACCCTTTTTATTGACCTTGAGACTTTTTCAGAGGTGCCTATCGCCCACGGCACCCACGCCTACGCCGCGTCCGCTGAAATCATGCTCTGCGCCTGGGCGCTGGATGACGGCCCCATCGGGGTGCTGGACCTGACCGACCCGCACGCGGATCCGCTGGACTGGGCCGACATCACCGACGCCCTGGAGAACCCAGCCGTCACCTGCATAGCCCACAATTCTTCGTTTGACCGCACCGTGATCCGCCACGCCTGGGGCATTGACGCCCCGGTTACCCGCTGGCAAGACACCATGGTGCAAGCCATGGCCCACGGCCTGCCCGGTGGCCTGGGGGACTTGTGCGACATCCTGAAGGTTGACCAGGACAAAGCCAAGGACAAAGACGGCCGCGCCTTGATTTTGCTGTTCTGCAAGCCCCGCGCCAAAACCAGCAAGATCCGCCGCGCCACCCGCGAGACGCACCCGGCAGAATGGGCCAAGTTTGTCGCCTATGCCGGGCTGGACATTGCCGCCATGCGCGCCATCCACGCCAAACTGCCGACCTGGAATTTCAAGGGCACCGAGTTGGCGCTCTGGCACCTGGACCAGCAAATCAACGACCGCGGTGTGGCCGTGGATCTGGACCTGGCCAACGCGGCGATCACCACCGTGGCCCTGGCGCAGGCCGAGCTGGGTGCGCGCACGTCCGAGTTGACGTTTGGCTATGTCGAGAGCACCACCCAGCGCGACGCCTTGCTCAAGCACATGCTGGCCGCTTACGGTGTGGAGCTGCCCGACCTGCAAATGGCAACCCTGGAGCGTCGGGCCAATGACCCCGACCTGCCGGCCGAACTGCGTGAGCTCATCGCCATCCGGCTACAGGCCAGCACCACCAGCACCAGCAAATACAAAACGCTGGTCAATGGCACCAGTGCCGACGGTCGTCTGCGTGGCTTGCTGCAGTTTTGTGGCGCCAGCCGCACCGGGCGCTGGGCCGGGCGCTTATGGCAACCCCAGAACCTGCCCCGTCCGACACTGAAACAGCCTCTTATTGATGAGGGCATCGAATCATTAAAAATTGGCTGCGCTGATCTGGTGACAGAAAACGTGATGGAGCTCACCAGCTCGGCCATTCGTGGCTGCATCATTGCCCCCAATGGCAAAAAGCTGGTGGTGGCCGACCTGTCCAACATCGAGGGCCGTGACCAGGCCTGGCTGGCCGGTGAAGAATGGAAGCTGCAGGCCTTTCGCGCCTTTGACACCATCGTCGGCTTTGATGCCAAGGGCGAGCCCGTGCGCAAGGGCCACGACCTGTACAAGCTGGCCTACTCTGCCAGCTTTGGCATCAAGCCCGAGGCCGTGACCAAAGACCAGCGCCAGGTGGGCAAGGTCCAAGAGCTGGCGCTGGGCTACGAGGGCGGTGTCGGTGCCTTCGTGACTTTTGCCGACGCCTACAAGCTGGACCTGGAAGACATGGCCGACGAGGCTGTCGGCTCGATCCCGCCCGGGATATGGGGCCAGGCCAACATCATGTTGGAGTGGCACCGTTCGCGCAAGCGCAACCCCCCGGCCGACTTCGGCATGCTCGACAAGACCTGGCTGGTGTGCGAGTCGTTCAAGCTGTCATGGCGCTCAGCCCACCCCAACATCACCGCCATGTGGCGCGAGTTGCGCGACGCGGTCCGGCTGGCCATACGCGGCCCCGGCAACACCGTGCCCTGCCACAGCCTCAAGGTCAGGCGCGACGGTGCCTGGCTGCGCATCGTGTTGCCATCAGGGCGCGCACTGTGCTACCCCTCACCCGCCGTGAGCGAGGGCGGTGAGCCCTGCCCCCACTGCAACGGCACCGGCGCCGTGCTGGTGACCGAGGTGTCAAAAGGCGTGGTCACTGCGCTGGCGCTGGACTGCAAAGAATGCGAGGGGGGCGGCATCGTGGCGGGCAAGGGCGGCCAGATCAGCTACTTCGGTGTCAACCAGTACAGCCGCAAATGGGGAAAGCTCTACACCTATGGCGGCAAGCTGTTCGAGAACGTGTGCCAGGCCGTGGCCCGTGACGTCATGGCCCGCAACATGCCGGCCATCGAGGCACGCGGTTACCAGATCGTGTTGAGCGTGCACGACGAGCTGATCTGTGAAACCCCCGACAGCGACGAATTCAGCAGCACCGAGCTCTCAAACCTGCTGGCCGCTAACCCACCCTGGGCCTTGGACATGCCGCTGGCGGCCGCTGGCTTTGAGGCTTATCGCTACAAAAAGGATTGATATGACGAACAAAGAATTAACACCCCCGGCCGCGTTTCCCTGGACCTGGCGCTCGTTGCTGACCGCCGCCGCGCTGGGCATCCTTGCCGCCGCTATCGCGTCTTTGGTAACCGCCGCCAACTGGGTCCCCTGTATCTTTTTGGCACTGGGCTGGGTGGTGTTTTCCTTTGGGGCCGGGCTTTTTGTGGCGCGCTGCATAGGCTTTGGCATGGGGGCAGACGAATGAACCCTGTGATCACTTACGCCCACCAAAAGGTAAAGCCCTCGGTGACCGGAAACACCCAGTTTATCGGTAACGGCATCGTGAAGTGGTGCGCAATTTGTGGCACTCACAAACCCCAGCTTGGGGGCGCAACCCGCCCGGTTCTGGGCGGGCGCCACTGGGTTTGCAGCAAGCACCCCAAATTCGTTAAATGATTTTTACAAAAAGGACTGACACCATGAAAATAACCATCCCCGCCCAAGCGCTGGCCGTCATCAGGCTGTTTGCGGCCGACGATAAGGACATCCGCGAATACCTGCACGGAGTGCACCTCGAAATAGGCGCCACCGAATCGCGCTTGGTCGCCACGAACGGACGCGTCATGGCTGCATGGCGCTTGCACACCGGGGTGCCCGATCTGGAAAAGCCGCTCGGAATCATCATCCCGCTGTCCTTGATTGAAAAACTCAAGTTCAAAAAAGACAGCACGGTGGAGATTTGTCTCGGGGACATTCAAACGGATTCGCAAGGCAGCACCAGCCGCGCGGTCACGCTGACCTATGACTACGACATCAGCGTGACCGGCAAAACCTGCGAAGGCATGTTTCCAGACTGGCGCCGGGTTATTCCGCCAGGCGTGACCGGCGAGGTGGCGTTCTTCGATTTGGCCTACATCACGCTACTGCACAAAGTGTGGGTGTTGCTGCACGGCAAACGTCCGGCCGCGGTAGGCCTGGGCTACAACGGCGACGGGAAGTCCCCCTGCCTGGTGCCTAACCTGGACTGCCCCGACCTGCTGGCGCTGGTCATGCCGATGCAAACCCACGCGTGCACCCCGGTCATGCCCGCGCCTGTTTGGGCCAAAGAGTCGCTGATGCGAAGCGAAGAAAACGATCTGGTGTAACCCGCCATGAACTGCTGCGACCACCAATGCAACCAAGGGTGCGCTTGCCCCAACCGAAACCTGGAGTCTCGAACCATGGCCTTTATCCGACTGCTGCGCATGTATTTGCGCCACAACTTCACTGTGCGCGCTGCCGTGCGCGAAGCCTGGAGGGTGTCGCGCCATGCGTGAATCCGACATCGAATCGCACCTGGTCAAGCGGGTGAAAGAACTGGGCGGTGAATGCCGCAAGGTGCAATGGATTGGCCGCCACGGCGCGCCCGACCGGCTGGTGATGCTGCCCGCCGATCAGTGCTGGCACGGCGCCACCAATGCGGTCTGGGTCGAGCTCAAGGCCCCTGGCCAAAAAGCCAAACCGCACCAGTTGCGTGAGCACGACCGCATGCGCGCCCTGGGCCAGCATGTGGTGGTGATCGACAGCATCGAAGGTGTTGAGGAGCTGCTGGCGTGAGACAAGTCTGGACCCCGCGCGCCTACCAGCGCCCCACCATCGGCCACCAGACTGACCTCAAACGTCAGGCGGTGTTTGCTGGCATGGGCATGGGCAAGACGGTGGCCACGTTGACCACCATGGACCACCTGTTCTTGTCCGGCGAAGCCACCCGGCCCGCGCTGGTGCTGGCCCCGGTACGGGTGGCACGCAGCACCTGGCCGGACGAGGCTGCGAAGTGGCAACACCTGAGCGCCATTGAAGTGCAGCCCGTGGTGGGTGACCTGGCCGAGCGCACCCGCGCACTGCGCAACACCAACGCCAACATTTTCACGACCAATTACGAGCAATTGCCCTGGCTGGTCAAGCATTTCAAGGGCAAGCCCTGGCCGTTTGGCACCGTCATCGCGGACGAGTCCACCCGGCTTAAGGGCTTCAGGCTGCGCCAAGGCGGCGCCCGTGCGCAAGCCCTGGCCCAAATCGCCCACACCAAGGTGGACCGCTTCATGGAGCTCACCGGCACGCCCAGCCCCAACGGGCTGAAAGACTTGTGGGGCCAAATGTGGTTTCTGGATGCTGGCCAACGGCTGGGGCGCACCTGGACGGGCTTTGCTGAGCGCTGGTTTCGCCCGGCCCACGACGGCTACGGACTGGAGCCCCTGCCCTTTGCGCAAGAGCAGATCCAGGACAAGTTGCGCGATCTGTGCCTGAGCCTGGAAGCCAAAGATTATTTCAACCTGGCCGAGCCCGTGGTCAACATCATTCGCGTGGCCCTACCCAAAAAGGCCCGGGCGCTCTATGACGACATGGAAAAGAAAATGTTCATGCAGCTAGGAAGCCACGAGGTCGAAGCCTTTGGCGCGGCCGCCAGAACCATCAAGTGCCTGCAGCTGGCCAACGGCGCGGCCTATGTGGGCGACAGCAATACCGAGTTTGTTGAGGTGCACGACGCCAAGCTGCAGGCCCTGGAATCCATTGTCGAAGAAGCGGCCGGCGCGCCCATCCTGGTGGCCTACCACTTCAAGAGCGATTTGGCCAGGCTACAGCGCACGTTCCCAAAAGGGCGGCAACTCGATGCCGACCCAAAAACCATCACGGAATGGAACGCCGGGCACATACCGGTGTTATTCGCCCACCCGGCCAGCGCCGGCCACGGCCTCAATCTGCAAGACGGCGGCAACATCATCGCCTTCTTTGGCCACTGGTGGAACCTGGAGGAATACCAGCAAATCATTGAGCGCATTGGCCCCACCCGGCAAGCCCAGGCCGGGCATGACCGACCTGTGTTTATCCATCACATTGTGGCTGCGGACACGGTGGACGAGATGGTGATGGAACGGCGCGACGGCAAAGCCGAAGTGCAAGAGATTTTGATGCAAGCAATGAAACGAAAGGGACTCAAGTGAAAGAGACAGATCCAAATGGAAAAAACGCCAATGATCCCGGGTCCAAACTGGACGCAGGTAAAAATCGTCTCGGGCTCGTGCTTGGTGGTTTCGCATTGGCGCTGGAAGAAGTCGGACGAGTCGGCACCTTTGGCGCAGCCAAGTACGCCCCCAACGGCTGGATGTCAGTGCCCGGTGGTGTCGAGCGCTACACCGACGCCATGTACCGCCACCTGATGAAAGAAGCGCAGGGCGAATTGATCGACCCCGATTCCGGGACGTTTCACGCCGCACAAGCGGCCTGGAATGCCCTGGCCCGCCTCGACATGATGCTCAGAAAGTGGGGCCAGGCATCATGAAGCCCTGGACCCCCGCCGACATCGCGCTCATGCGCGAGCACTACCCCGACAAAACCGCCGCCGAGGTGGCCGCCATGCTCGGGCGCAAGGTAAGCACCCTGTACCAGGCGGCCGCGCGCCACGGCATCCAGAAAAGCGCGGCCTTTTATGCTAGCGACAGATCCGGCCGCAGCAAACGCGGCCGCGAAGACGAGCGCATGAAGGTCGGGCAGTTTACGCCCGGCTTCGTGCCCTGGAATGCGGGCATGAAAGGCTGGTGCCCGCCGGGGAGCGAGCGCACCCAGTTCAAGAAAGGGCAAATGCAAGGGGCCGCTCAAAAGAATTGGGCGCCAATTGGCAGCTACCGCATCACCACGGGCGACCAGATACTGCAGCAAAAGACGTCTGACCAGCCCGGCCCAGGCTGCTACCGCTGGACCCCAGTGGCTCGGCTGGTGTGGGAAGCCGAACAAGGCCCCATTCCAGCAGGCGCAATGGTCGTATTCAAGCGCGGCATGAAAACCAGCGTGCTGGAAGAAATTACCCTGGACAAACTGGACTGCATCAGCCGCGCTGAAAACGCCAGGCGCAACCACCCGCGCAACCGGGACCCCGAGCTGGGCCGACTGATACAGCTCAAGGGCGCCATTACCCGACAAGTCAACCGCATCAACCGTGAACACCAACAAACAGGAGTAACCCCATGACAAGCCAACCCCACATCACCGAACTGCGCCAGCACCTTATGGACACGCTGGCCGACTTGCGCGACCGCAAGAACCCCATGGAGCCCGACCGCGCCCGCGCTGTTGCCCAGGTGGCCAGCGTGTTGATCGACACCGCGAAGGTCGAGAACGATTACCTTCGCTTGTCCGGGCAAGACCGTTCAGTCTTTTTGGAACAACAGGACGCCACCTTGCGTATTGTCAACACCAAGCCCACCGCAAACAACCCGTTTCCGGTCAGCGTGCGGCACCAACTTGAAGGGTAAACACCATGAGTGAAGCATCAATCCAGCTCACCCCGGCGCCATACATCACCATCCCCTTGGCGGCCGTGGTAACCGGCTTGTCTGAAAAGGCAATCCGGCGCAAGATAGAGGATGGCAAGTGGCTGGACGGTCGGGAATACCGCCGTTCGCCAGACGGCGGCATATTTATCTCAATCAAGGGGTACTCATCATGGGTAGAACAGGCGACTGGGTAGAGATCCGGGACAGCAGCATCCGGCTCCGCTTTATGTTTGAGGGCAAGCTGCAGCGGCCCACCCTAAGGCTCAACGGCGAACCAATGGCCCCCACCGCGGCCAATGTGAAGTATGCGCACCGTCTGGCCAACGAGATCAAAGATAAGATCCGGCACGACACCTTCAGCATGGCCGAATACTTCCCGGCCAGTGGCGACGGGGGCGCGCTCACCGTTGGTACCCAGCTTGACACCTGGCTGGGTGCGCAACGCATCGAGGAATCCACCCGGGCCGGGTATGAAAGCGGGGTGCGCTTTTGGAAAATCGCCCAACTCGGGGGCAAACCGCTGCGGGCACTGCGCACCAGCCACATCCTTACCGCGCTGGCAACCCGGCCTGAGCTCACCGGCAAGACCGTGAACAACTATGTGGGCGTGCTGCGTGAGGCCATTGAGCTGGCGGTCACTGACAAGATACTGATGGAAAACCCCGTGCTCAAAGTGCCCCGGGCAAAGCACCAAAAGGAACCCGCCGACCCCTTCAGCCGCGATGAGATGGAAAAGATCGTGGCCGACCTGAAAGCCAAGCACCCCGGTCAGGCGGCCAACTTCGTGGAGTTCTGGTTCTGGACGGGCATGCGCACCAGCGAGATATTTGGCCTAAGCTGGGCCAACGTGGATCTGCCCAGCGGTACCGTGCTGGTGGCCGAAGCCCTGGTGCGGGGCATCCACAAAGACCGCACCAAGACCAACGTGGCGCGCGTGGTGAAACTCAATAGCCGGGCACTCGCCGCGATCCAGGGCCAGCGCGCCCACACGCAAGTGGCTGGCGGCCCGGTGTTTCAAGACCCCCGGTACAACACACCCTGGGTGGACGAGCGCGCATTCAGACGCAGCTACTGGACACCCACACTCAAGCGGCTGGGCATTCGGTACCGTCGCCCCTACAACATGCGCCACACCTACGCCACGCTCATGCTGATGGCCAATATGAATTCAGCTTTTTGTGCGCGCCAGCTCGGCCACAGCGTGGAAATGTTCCACAAAACCTACGCCCGATGGCTCGACGGTGATCAGAACGATATGGAAATGGCCCGGCTGGAAAACACCCTAATTGCCCCGACATTGCCCCGTAAACAAATCAAGGACTCGCAAGGCCTTGATTTATAACACTATTCTATGGGGTGGCTGATGGGGCTCGAACCCAAGCGTTCGGGGAATGTCGGGGAATGTCGGGGGACTTTCCTCAATGAAGAGGGCCAACTGTTGCCCCCATAATCCCCCGTTATTGCCCCGGCAATTGCCCCGGAATTCAGATTAGCACCACCTCGGCCTCGCGCCTGATGGTCAACCCGCGAAGAACCCGCCCGCCTGCTTTGTTCCACTTGCGCAACTCGGTCGGCACGCCCACCCAGTCGCCCGCGTTGACCCGGCGGCGCAAGGTGCTGGCGCGCAGGTTACCGGATCCCAGATTAAACGTGAAGTCGATCAGCGCGGCCAGCCGGTCAGGGGTATCGACCCCCGGGCACAATTTCAGCACCGCGGGCAAATAGACCGTGCGCACCATCCACAGCAGCAGCGTTTCCGCTTGCGCCCGGGTGATCGGCGTATCCGAAAGGGTTACCCGCGTGCCGTCCTGATAGTAGGTAGCGCCGTAGGCAATCGTCGGAACCCCGGCTGGACAAAGGTAGGGTGTCAGGTACAGCCCCTCGAACCGGCGCGCAAGGGATGCCGCAACCTTGGCCGCTTGCTCGATCATTTGCCACGCTTCATCAAATTGCGATCCGCCAGGTAGATGCCCAGCGCGGCACTGGCCACGGCCAGCGTGTTGTCACTGAGCACCATGGTCCCGAACTCGCCCAGCGTCATCATCAGCACGGACCAGGTGGCCACGCCCGGGCGGATGACCGCGTTCCAGGCATCTACCCAGGCAATGCCTACGGTTTTCGTGGTGCCCTTGATGGCCTCAAGCCAGCCTTGGACCTCAATCTCACCGACGGCAGCCTCAGCCTGCACCTGGATGGTCTTGACGCCCATATCCGCCTGCACCCTGATTGACTCCATGTTGCGCGTGTGCTGCGCAGCATCAAGCTCTGCCTGCAGGCGCATCCGGTCAAGCTCCTGGCTATGGTCTTGTCGCTTGGTCAGCCAAGCACTGACCTCACCCCAGATCATCCGAAAGACCGAGCCACCGAAAAACGAAAGTATCGAGGTGATCATTTTTGGCCCCTTTCCACCAGGCGGTCTAGCTTGGCGTCCATGCGTGAGAACTGGTCGCGCAAAATTTGCAGAGAGTCGCGCAAGGTGTTTTTGTCGGCGTTGGACTGCGTTTCTATGGCAGCGGTCTTTGCCTTGAGCAGCTCGACGTCGCGCTTGATGTCCGCGAAAAACATGGTCACAACGACCACCTGGGCGATCATCGCGGCAATGAGTGACAGGGGCACTCTTTTATCCAAGTGCCACCCTATCTCGGGTGGGGGCGGGGGTGCGCGTCGGTCATTGCCTTGGTAAGCCATGGTTTTCCTTCAGGAGTTGTTTGGCGTACGGCACGCCAAGGCCAATGCAGTAGCCCCGCGCCAGGTGCTCGGCCATTTTGTCGGGGTTGGCACCGTGGGCGATCTGAACCTTGTAGGCCTCAACTTCCGCCCGCAGCCTGAACCGCTGGTGGGTGGCGTAGCGCCACCAGAACCACAGCGTCCCGACTCGACGCATTTGTTCCTGGTGGCAGCGCTCATGGGCCAACAGCCCAGCGTCGCCGCGATACTTCGAGTTGATCAAAATCAGGCTCTGGCTGCAGGTGAACCCGCCCGTGGGCAGGAACGGGACGTAGAGGATCACGTTACACCGACGGGAAGCCAGCCGCGTCCACCTGGGCTTTGACGGCGTTGCGGTAGGCGGTGTAACTGGCGTAGGCCACGTCGTCACCCAACAGCTTGTTGTTGAGCACCGCGATCTCGTCGTCTTTGCTGTAGCGCGCGGCTACACCTGCAGAGATCAACGAGGCACGCGAGGGCGCGCCCGCCAGGGCCATGCTGTCGCACTCAAAGCTATCAGGCGTGGCCTGGGTGTCTTTGGTGGCGGGTGCGCCGGGGATCAGCGTGGCGTTCAGGTTGAAAAACCAAACGCCCGCGCAAGCGTGCAAGGCGGGAGGCAGTTGGGTAGAGTGCATTTTGTTCATTGGAAAGCTCCTTCGAGGGTATAGCGCCCGGTACGAGTGATCACTCGCTGGCGCAGGGGTTTGGAAACGTGGTGATTGAAAAGGCCTTTGGCCTGGGCGAAGCGCATCCACCCGTAGTAACTCATGATGGAGGACAGCACGGCGGCCGGGGTCCTTGCGGTGCCAGGCTTTACGGTGTTGGCACATTTGGCGGCGAAACTTGTCGGCGATGCGGCGACGCACTAGCGTGTGCGTGCCGAAAAATCGGTATCCCAAAAAATCGACACCCCGCACAGCTACCGGGAACACCTGCCAGTTGTCTTTGAGGGTCAATTCAATGGCCGCCAGTTTGGCCTCAAACAAGACGCGCAACTGGTGCAGCTTAGCGGGATCATCGAGCAGCACCACGATGTCGTCGCAGTAACGAAAGTAGTATTTCAGTCCCAGCACCTCTTTGGCCCAGTGGTCAATGCTGGACAGGAACAGGTTACCCAGAAACTGGCTCAGGTAATTGCCAATGGGCACGCCCGCCAACACCGAGTCAATGATGCCGTCGATCAGCGCCAGCAGGTCAGGGTCTTTGATTTTCAGGCGAACGACCAGCTTTAGCAGCGGGTGGCTGATAGAAGGGTAAAACTGGGTTACGTCCATCTTGAGGCAGTAGCGCGTGCCCTCGGGGTCATCACGCATGGCCGACTGCACCCGGCGCACGCCATCATGCACGCCCCGGTTTTTCATGCTGGCGTAGGTGTCACGGATGAAGGTGCGCATCCAGATGTCTTCGACCACTTGCATGATGCAGTGGTGAGTGATGCGGTCGGGGAAATAGGGCAACGCGTAGATCACGCGCCGTTTGCCGTTGTCCACCTTGTCGAACACCCGATAAGGTGAGGTGACGTAGGTCTTTTCGACCAGCATTTTCTGGATTTGCGCAACACACTCGTCCAGGTGGTCGTCAACCCACTTGACCTCGTCATACTTAACTTTGCCCTTGCGGGCATTTTTGTGCGCCAGCCGGATGTTCTCCGGCGTGCAGACCTTGGCATAAAGGTTACCGTAGCGTTTCATACGGTTCCTGTCCCGGCCCGGAGCCTTCGGCGGTAAAGCCTACCAACACCAAAGGGCCGTTCAATATTTCGCCAAGGGGCGCGGAAACCCTGTCCTGGATTCAAGGAAAGGACAGACTCCGTGCGCGTGCCGATATTCACATTCGAATTGCCTGACGCATTATTCAAATTGAGCGTGAGAGGACCCGCTATCGCGCCATTATTCGCATTCGTCCCAACATAGGGGGTACGCGGTAAAGCGCCAAACGGCGGGCTCTTCGGGTTAGCGGACAGGGTTCCCATTTGTCAAATTCAAAAAATTTCAGAACCCCGCGCGCGCGCCGATACCCCCACCCGAATCGCCCGACGCACTACCCAAAAAGAGCGCGAGAGGACCCGCCACCGCGCCATCATTCGCATCCGCCCCAACATAGGGGGCACGCCACGGTTTGGTAGCAGCAGCGTCGTAACCGTACTGCCAGGTATGCTGACGCGCCTTGGTGGTGTCGGTGCCCCCCAGCGAATCAGGCATGAACCCCACAATGTTCTCGCGCAGCGTAGCGGTGTAACCCAGATTGGCTGCGCCAAAGTTGGTCATGTCCCAGAGCTTGGTCATGCCGGTGCTGCCGGTGTCGGCAAAATAGGCGCTGTCGTTGGTCACCCAGATCGGCATGGCCGTGGCGGTATCGTTAGCTGTGGCGTCCACCGTCATGCCATCAACGAACTTCCAGACATGGCCCCAGAAGTTTTCGACACCTCGGTAGCTCATCACGTCGGTCAGATAGCCCAAGGTGGTACCGAGCGCCACACTGCCGCTGCCATTGCCGAAGCTGTTCGACAAGCCTGTCAACGCCAGGTAGCTGTTGACCACCCACGAACCTCCCGACAGGTTCACCCGGCCCGCGCCAATGGCGCCCTTGATGTTGAAGCTGCCAAACTCCACCAGCGCCAGCAGTTGCAGCGCGCTGTGTGTGTAGTAGTCATACTGGCGCCAGCCAGCGCCCCGGGCCACCGCAGCGGCGCGGAACTGGGCGCGGGTGTAGGTTGTTTTTGGCAACACACCAGACACGGACGCGATTTTGGTGGTGCTCAGACTGGCCTCGTACGCGCTGGTGTAGCGGTAAGGTACCTCGACCCCGTTTTTGATAAACGCTGGGTGTACGCTGAATCCGGCCAGGGGCTGTTCTGCAATATCCCAAGTGTGCCGGGTACCGACGTAGCTGTAACGTTGGTAGAACTTGGGCACCTCGACCATCACCTGGCCCGCCACGCCCGTCAAATCGGCAACTCCACCCGCCTCGGTGTACGCGCTGTTGAGCGGGTGCAGATAGCTGACCACCTCGCCCGCATCATTGAGCAGGCAGCGGCGCATGCGCGACTGGATAGGCAGCGCAATAGCCGCCGTGGCCGACCCGGTGCGCACATAGGTGTCGGCGGACTCATCCCAGCTCAAACCGTAGTAGTTGGTCAGGTCGGTGGATCCCGTGGGCTCCAGCGCGGCCAGCCCTTTGGCCGCATAGGCCAGCTTTTGCAAATCGGTTTCGGTGGCCGATACGGTGGCGATACGCGCTACGAGTGCGCTTTGTGCAGTGGATGCCATGGTGAGGTTCCTTCGTTAAAAAAAGTTAAGGCAAAAATCTGAATCCGCCGTCACGCGGGCCGCGCTGGCAGCAGAAACGCTGGCGCTGGCGGCAGAAACGCTGGCGCTGGCGGCATTGGTAGTGGCGGCGATGATGCTGGCCATGTTGTCGGCCGCTAGCGCCACGTCAGCCGCGATGCCCGCCACGGTGTTGATGTTGGCCAGCGCACCCGCAACCGTGGTCACGTTGGCCTGAATGCCTGCCACAGTGGTCACCGCCGGGGCGACACCTGCAACCGTGGTCACGTTGGCCTGAATGCCTGCCACAGTGGTCACCGCCGGGGCGACACCTGCAACCGTGGTCACGTTGGCCTGAATGCCTGCCACGGTATTCACGTTGGCAACGGCGTTGGCAACGGTGGACACCGCTGGCGCAACCCCCGCGACAGTGGTCACGTTGGCCTGAATGCCTGCCACGGTATTCACGTTGGCAACGGCGTTGGCAACGGTGGACACCGCTGGCGCGATACCGGCCACGGTACTGACAGCACCGTCGATCGTGGCGACAACCCCGACGCTGTAGGCAATACCCGCCACGGCGGTGACGTTGGCCTGAATGCCTGCCACGGTGGCTACCGCCGGGGCGACACCCGCCACGGTCGTGACGTGATGCCCAATGTCTGCCACCTGGGGCACTTTCACCAGCAGGTGCAGGGCATCGGCCACGGCCACAATCTCGTCCACCGCGAACGCCACCTCGTTGATGGCGCCCGAGCTGGTGTTGAGCGCCACCACGGCCGCTTCAACGGCGGCCACAGTGCCCAAAGCCGACAAGGCGTGTGCGGCCGCATCCACGGCGGACTGATTGGCCGCCACGGCACTGCCAGCGGCCTGGCTGGCACGCGCGGGGGCTTCTTTAATTGCGATGATGTTGGCCGCTGCCGTGCTCACTGCAGCGGAAATGCCTGCCACGGTGGTGACGTTGCCAGAGATACCGGCCACAGTGGTGACGTTGCCAGAGATACCGGCCACAGTGGTGACGTTGCCAGAGATACCGGCCACAGTGGTCACCGCAGGGGCGACACCCGCCACGGTGGTGACGTTGGCCTGAATGCCCGCCACGGTGGTGACGTTGGCCTGAATGCCCGCCACGGTGGTGACGTTGCCGGCAATGCCTGCCACGGTGGTGACGTTGCCGGCAATGCCTGCCACCGTGTCAATATCCGCAGCTGAATTTTCAACCGTTTGCACCGACGCAATGGTGGGCCCGGCCTCCGGGTCTCCCGTGGTTTCGTTGAACGCCAGCACGCGGCCCGCGCGGTGACTCACATCGGGCATGACCGGGTTGACTGTTGCGTCATTGAGCGGCATGACCAGGGCGCGGTCGGCCTTTTCCTGCACCTGCTGCACCTGGATGGTGGCCCGGTCCATGGCGTCATTGATCACGCGCGGGTAAAAGCCCCCCGAGTTGGTGAGCTCCATGGGCTGCAGGTTGCCCACCTGACTGGTCACAACCACCTGAATGCCAGTTGCCGGGGCTGCGATGAAAGTCACTGTGCCGCCGGGACTGGCGTCTTGGTCTGCGTTGAGCGTTGCGGTGTAGTCGGTACCCAGCACCGCCACCGTTTCGGCACCGCTGGTGTATTTGCTGACCCGCAAATCGCCCGCAGCGAACACCTTAAAGGTGAACGGGAAAACGGTGGTAGCGCCGTTGCCGGTAAACGGGCCAGCTTTGCGCAAGGTGCTGGAGATAGTCAAGGGTGCACTCCTAGGGGATTGGCGGCAGTTTCCCCCCTACGTCGGGCAATGCGCGCACCCCTAGCGCACCCCTAGCGCGGCTCTTGGTAGCCGGTCAGCACCGCCCCCGGGTTTTGCGTCTTACCGTCGGCCAAGGCCTCGATCCCGTTGATGGTGCGGTTGATCTGCGCGGCCGGCAGTTTGAACATGTCACCCGCCGCATTGACCACCGATTTGCGCAGCGGCGCGTCGATGTCGCCCTGGCCCACCTGCTTGGCCAGCTTGAGAATATCAGCGGCCATGCGCGTGCCCACTGCACCGCCGTAGTCCCCGCCGGGGTCGCCCGCGAACGCGGCGCCCAACTGCGCAATTTCCCGAAACCCCACCAGCTGCCCGAGCATGAAGTTCATTTGCTCCTTGAGGTACTTGGTGGCCAGCTTCTCGGCGTCGTCTTCGCCCGAGTCGCCGGGTGTCAGGGCTGCGGTGAGCATCATGGCCATGAACGTGGGCAGCGCGTTGACCAGCACCAAGTCCACCGCTTTGGCCCCCACGGACTGGTCCGACCGCAGCACCCGGTAATTGACGTTGAGCGTGGTATTCATGAAGGCCATGAAACCCGTCAGCAGTCGGAATGCCCCGGTGGCACGCTCCAGGCTGGCCAGGTCTTTTTGCAAGCCACTGCCCTGGGCGTCAATGACGGCCTGGTCTGCCAGCGCCACGGCCATGTCTTCGTCTTGCCCGGCGTCAATGGCTTTTTCGTAGCCGCCCCACCAGGTGGGCACGTCGACCGCGCTTTGCATGGCCAGCATCATGACGTAGCCGCCCTGGTCAAGCGCTTTGCGCACTTTGCCGGTGTCTTGCACCGTGGCGTTGACCTCAGCCAGGTCGCGCATGCGGGTGGTGGCGCGTTTGGCCATGAAGCTCGACTTGTCCACAGCCTGCAGATAGGCCTGGCGCGGGTTACGCATGGCGTGCGCCACTCCGCGAGCCATCCACTTGGCACCAATTACGCTGATGCTTTGGGTGTAGCCGGTCACCTGTTTGGCCGCGCTCAACACATTGAAGGCCAGCCCGGCAAAGGTAACGTTTCGCGCCAGCTCGACCATCTTGCGCTCGGCCGCGTTGCGGGTGGGTTGCGACCCTGCAGCATTGTCCCCGGTCCACTGGCGCAACTGGTGCACCACCTCGGACCCGTAGTACCGGCGCATGGGTGCGTCCATGGCTTTGATCAGGCGATTGGCGTCAATGATCCAGGGCTGCCAGTGCAGGTAATGGATGGTATCTTGCAGGCTGCCCACCATGGCGTTGAGCGACAGCAGCAGCGGGCGCCCCTTTACTTCCTCGGCCCGGGCTTTGACAAAAGATTTGCTGACCGTGCTGGCCACGCGCGCGGCCTGCATCATGGCTTTGGCGTCTTTCTGGTCGGCAAAGCTGGCCGACTTGCCGTTGGCCCGGGGGTCATACACCACCGGGGCATAACCGCCGCGCAGTTGCAGGGTGATGCCGTCGCTGGTTTTGACTTCCAGCGGTACCGCTTCCACCCAGTTAGGTTCAACCCCGTTGATCAGGCGCTCCATGGCCCCCACGCGCGGGCGAAACGACTCGTAGTAGTCCCACATGCCCTGCACGAACTGCCAGTCCGCTGCGCTCAGAGTGGCCAGCACGGGTTCAATCTGCGCAGGGGTCCAGCCCTCGCCATCGAGCAAGCGCTGGCGGTTGCCGTCGTTGCCCAGGTTCAGCGCCATCACAATGCGCGCCTGGCGGTTCAGGCTGCGGTCAATGGCGGGGAAGTATTGCGCCCGGTCGGTGATGTTGCCCAGGTTCTTGACCGGCTTGAGCAGGGCCTGCACCGCGTCGTGGGCTGCGGCCACTTCGACCACCTCACCGTTGGCGGCGTCGTTGGCCGTCATCATCAGGTGCTCCCACATGGGGCCGCCCGCGCCCCCGTCCATGATGTGCAGCAGGTTGGCCGCTTTGATGTGGCTAAAAAAGAACCCGCGCCAGCTCAGACGGCTTTGGCCTTTCTGGTCGTTGGGGGTGCGGGTGTCGCCCGCCTTGCGCCCGGCCTTGATGGCGACCCGACTCAGGTGGTCGGTCATGCGCGCCACCACTGCGTCAAACTCGCGGTTTTTGCGGTCGGTCAACACCTTTTTGGTGCGCCGACCGATATGCTCGATTTGCTTGATGGCCTGCACCAGCCCGCGCATCTCTTCGACCGTGGCGTCCTTGTAACTGCGCACCTCGATCTGGTCGATGAACCCGGCCAGCAGCAGGGCCTGGTCTTCCTCGTTGGGGTAGATCAGTTCGCCGTCGGAGTTGGTGCGCTGGATCTCGGCGGCGTACTGTGCGCGTTGCTTTGGCCCAAGCAGTAGCTCGGCATTGGGCGGTACCAAACCGTTGTCAATCTGCGCCTTGGCCCAGGTGCGAAACTGGGCCGCGTTGTCCAGGCTTTTCAGGGTGATGCCCTTGCGCAAGTCAAACTTGCCCAGCAGCGCCTGGATTTGCTCGAAGTGCTCGGCCGGGATGCTGCCCGGTTTCTGCACCCGATCAAAATAGGCCAGCGCTTTGGCAATGTCGTCTTGCGCGGCATAGGCTGCCTTGGTGGCGTACAGGTTGATCAGCTGGTTGCGCTTGTGCATGGTCTGTTTGGTCAGGTCACCCAGCGCCTTCTCTGCGGCCTTGGCGGCACGCACTTCGGCCGCCGCGTACTGGTGCGGCCGGATGTCGCGCACCTTGAGGCGGGCAATGACGGTATCGGCATGCGCTTTGGCCATTTGCACCAGCACGTCGACCGTGTGCTTTTTGCCTGGTATCAGGCCACGCACGCTCATGGCCTGCGCCAGGGCTTTGAGTTCGGTCGCCACAAAGCGCACCCGGGCGTCGTTGTGGATGGCCGCATCGGTGGCGCGCTCCAGCCCGGCCGGGGTGGCCAGGTCCCCGTGTTCTTCCAACATGCGCTGGTCGGTCATGCCCTCGATCACATCTTTGGGGTTTTGTGCATCGGCCAGCGCTTTGACCAGCTTACCCCCCGACTCAAAGCCAAACATGGCGCCCACTACGTCGGGGTGCAGCCCGGTTTCGTCGCTGGTCATGCGCAGCTTTGAGAGCTTGCGCCAAAGCGCGTCGTCTTGCGTGCCGTACATGTAGCGCAGATCCTCGGTGCGCAGTTTGCCGTAACCAAAGTCCGGCAGATCCGGCACGTCCAGGGGGGCGTCCCCGTAGGCCGCCGCCATGTCGCGGTGAATCGAGAACCGGTCTACCCCGCGCAACTGGTCGTCCCACATCTCCTCGAACTTGTCCAGGTCGGCTTTGCCGTTCTCGTCGGGCAGCAAGTAACCGTATTCCAGCAAGCGCTCGGCCATGGCGTCCAGGCCGTAGCCCTTGGTCTTGCGCACCACGGGGGTGCCAAACACGCCAGATTCAGCCGCGCCGTTCTTGGCCTCATAACCCCACTGCGCTTTCACTTGCGCGGCGTCCAGGCCGCCCAGCTTGGCAATGGCGGTGAACAGGTTGTCCACCTCGGGGTTGATGCCGACCGACTGGCCCACGGGCTTGTCGCCCACCACCTTGTCGCCGGCCTTGGCGGTTAAAAACGTCCAGGCCCGGTACAGGGGCTGGCGCATAACGTCGGCCTTGACTTCTTGCTCGATGCGTGCACGCAAGGTGTCGTGCATCTTTTGCATTTCTTTGAGCTTGCGACTGCGGGCGTTGCGCAGCCACTGCATATCGGCCAGCCCTTTGGCTTGCAGCGCGTCCACCGCGTCCAGCGTGGCCTGCTTGCCCGCGTCGTGGTAACGCTGGTATTCGTCCAGCGTCATACCCGCTTCTTCGGGCGTCTTGAACAGCGGCCCCATGTTGCGCGCGGCCTCGGCCTGGGCGATCTGGTCGTTGGTGGCGAGCATGCGGTCCATCACGGCGCGCACCTCGTCGGTGAGCTCCACCTTCAGGGCCCCGCCGATGTCGCCGGGTGTGGCGCTGACCGACTTCAGCATGGCGCGGTAGACGTTCACCAGCCAGGCGCGAAAGGTCTGGAACATCTTGGTCAGTTCCAGGCTGGGGCTCTTGCCCTCGAAGGCATAGGCCTCAAAACCGCGCGCCCATTGCTCGTGGTGCGTGCGCTTTTCATCAGGCGTCATCAGGTACCAGGTGTCCAGCGCCGACAACTCGGGCGAGCCTGTCACCCCCAGCCAGGCCAGCGTGGTGTTGAAGTCATCTAGCACGGCGCGTTCTTCGGGCCTGAGGCTGTCCAGACCAAACACATTGGCTTCCTGCTGAAGCTTGGTGGCCAGGTCGGCATGCACTTCCAAAAAGAAGTGACCGCCCTCGTGGACAAAGGTCGAAAGGTCGGCCCCGCTCAGCATGCTGATGATGCTGGCTTGTTGGGTGATGTCGTTGCCGAAGGCGATCTGGCCACGGGCATCCTGCATGAATACCACCTGCCCAAATCCGCGCGGCTTGTAGCTCATGATGTTGCCGGGTATTTTTCTGTAAACACTCTCGGTTTCGCTGCGCAGTGGCGGCTGGTCAATGGCGCGGTTTGCCGCTGTGTCACCGCCAACCGTTTCTCGCGCGGCGCGTTGGACAATCATGCTTATACCGGCTTCACTGGTGAAGCCCGCAGCCATCATAGACCGCATGTAGTCAATCCGGACGTTGGTTACGTATATCCCTAAACCGTATTTGTCGGCGATCTCTTTGGCCTCGGTAATGATGACGTCGCCGGGCGCTTTGTTGTGGTTTGCGGTGATGTTGCCCAGGCTGTCCAGCAAAAACGCGCCAGGCGTACCGATCAGGTCGTTGAGGTCTTCGAGCTCTTGAGCGACTTTTGGGGCGAGTAGCTTCCAATCTTTGGCGGGCAGCGGTTCGCGCCGGTGTGGATCGTTTCGGTAACTTTCGGGTAGCAGACTGACGACGTCGTTGTATTCGGCGCGGCTCCAGTTACGAGTTTGTGGCCAGGCTTTGAATTTTCCATCTTTGGATATTACGCTCGATTTACCATCTTGGTGCAGGATGTTGGCGTCCTTGGGGTCGTAAGTGCCCCGGTTGAAAACGCTTTTGATTTGCTCAGGCTTGAACGCCACGTAGGTGGTGGAATTCTTGGCGGCTACATCACCCACGCCCTGGTCGTGTACTTTGGACACCACCACCCCGTCGTACTTCCCGGAGTCCTTGGCTAATTGCACAATGTCGTTCAGGCTGCGGTATTCGCCCTTGTAGAGGATTTCCCGCCAGTTTTCACCCTTGGCGTTGACCCGCAACGGCTTTTTCAGGCTGATGTGAACCGGCATGACGTTGGCGTTGTCTTTGAGTTTTTCCGAAAAGTCGCCCCGCCACTGCACGGTATAGCTGCTGGCTACGGCCGGGTCATCAGTAAAAAAGTAAGTGCCTTCGGGCGCACCCGTTTTGGAACTTTTGCCGGAGAGTCCAGGGTCGAAGTTGTCAAAGTCGCCTGACATGAATTCACCACGGTTGCCGACATTTACCCCGGTACCGTGGTACACCACCAGCGGCTTGCCCTCCTTATCCACCACCTTGCTGTCCCCGAACCAGCCCTTGAATGCTTCGCTCTCAGGGGCCAGCTTGCCCTGGTCGTACATGCCGTCCGTGCTGCTTTGCCCGCTGAACCCCAGTTTGTACCGGTCGGCAAAGGCCTGCACGCTCACGCCAGTGCGCGCGGCCATGACGGCGTAGAAGGTGCCCGCCAGTGTGGCGTAATGCTCGTTGACCTTGGGGGTGAAGCGCCCCACAGCGTTGAGTTGGGTCAGCAGCTGGGCCTGCACGGCTTCGCGCCCGGCGTTGAATTCGGTGTTGGTTTGCTTTTCCAGCAGCACCGATTCAATCTCTGCGTTCAGCGCGTCGCCTTTTTCCTGCATGTAGGTTTTGGCCTCAAGGCGACTCATGGCGCCCACGTCGGTGCGGGCGTTGTCGATCAGGCTTTGCGAGAATTCGGCGCCGATGGTGCCCACCAGCAGCTCGGCGGTCGGTATCACCAAATCACCCCCGGTTTGCACTTGGTCAAGTTGCGTGGCCACGCTGGGCACGGCCCGGGCCAGGGCTTGCAAGTCCACCCCGGCCTCGATCAGTTTGGCGCTGTCGACAAACACGGTGCCCGCGCCATCGTCGATCAGGTCTTGCATGTAACCGGCCAGCGTCTCGGGGCTGCGCTCCAGCATTTTTCCGGCCTGCATCGTGGTTTGCAGGTCCTGCAGGAGCTGGGCCTGCTGTTCGGCGTGGGCTGCCAGGCGGTCGCTCTGGCTAGCACGCGCCATGACACTTTCAACACCTTTAATGACACCGATCTGGGTGCCCCCGCCCACCAGCGTGGCGATGGCGGTTTGCATCAGTGCCTCGGGCTGTTCGGCGAAGAACTCACCAATGGACTTGTCGGGGTTGACGTTGCCCCATTCGTTGAAGTTCTGCCACAGCGTGGCGGCACCTTCGCCGCGCAGCTCCTTAGATATCTCGTAGCCGAACAGCTTGCCCGCGCTGGCCCCGGCCTTGACGTTTTTCAGCAGGCCAGCCACGCCCAGAAACTTCTCAGTGACGATCTCGGCCGTGGCGTCCTGGATGCCGTAGGCACCCGCTTGGGCGGGGCTCAGGCCCGCGTCGCGCCCCTTGCCGTAGGACTGCCCCCCGGCGGCCAGGCCCATGGCCCCCAGCATGAGTTGTTCCCCCGCGACACGCGCGCCATTGGCAAAACCAAGGGGCAGCAGGGCCAGGGTCTGGCCGGCACTCTGAAAGCCCGACATGACACTCTTTTCAACAAACCCGGCGTCCGGGTTCGCGCCCATGACCTGGTTCGCTAGGCCTTGCGCGTTGCGTTGTTGCTGGCGCATCCAGCCCCCCGCGCTCTCCAGCCCCACCAGTTCGGTCGGAAAGGCGGCCGCGCCCCATAGGCCCGCGCTCAGAGCGGGCAGGCCACTGGCGATGGCGCGCGGCACCTTGGCCAACATGCTGGCGCTGGTTTCCAGCAGGCCCATGTTGTCCAGGTCGTCATGCGCGATTTGCGCCCGCTGGGGCTCGGCGGCCAGCCAGCCGCGAAGCTTGGGGGATTGGTCCAGCACCGCGTTGGCCTCATCCAGTTTGGCGCGGGTTTCGTACTCAGGCTTGTACTCGGCAATTACCCCGGGGGGCAGGCCGTAGCGTTGGGCCAGTTTGGCGTTTTGGGCGACCTCGTCGGGTTTGGCTTCCAGGCCAAAGCGCAAATTGGCGCGCGCTTGCACGTCCATGCCGTCATCAAAAAGATCAGTGTTTGACATCAGAAACGTCCAAGTTGTAAGCCACGGGTGTAAGCGCGTTCAATTTCGGCCTTTTGGCCGTCGGTCATGGCGCCCGCGCCCAGGCTGTACTTGGCGCGGTAGTCGTTGACCAGCGCCTCGCGGGCACCGGTGGGGATGTCATCGAAGCGTTTGGCCACAAAGCTGGCATCGGGTTTGATGCTGGGGTCGGTGGCAATTTGGTAGCCGCGCTTTTTGGTGGGGAGCAGGCCAAACAGACCAGTGCCTTGTTCCACGCCTTCACGCACCAGGCCCAGGCCCACCCGTTTGCCCTCCTCGGGGGTGAGTGCTGCGCCCTTGGCTTTGGTGGCGTCATCCAGGCTGCGGGTGAGTGCGTCCATGAACAGCGCGGTTTCCCGGGCTGCGGGCGTGCCCTCCTTGGGTGTCAAGTCGATGCCGATGGCCGTCACCTCGGCCTTGATCGTGCCCAGGGTGTTCCTGATGGTGCGCTGGCTTTCCATGGCCTTGGCATCGGCTTTGCTGATGCTGGCTTGCACCTCGATCAAATGCCGGTAGTCGCTTTTGCTCAGGTACGGCTCGGACTTTGAAAGGTCAAGATTGGCGAACTTTTGCGCGTCGTCCATGGCCAGGCGGCGCAGTCCGTAGTAAGCGCCTTCTTTGGCTGCGGACCCGCCCTCTGATTCGGCTTTGTCTTGCCTGCGCTTTTGGTCTTGCCAGTCACGGATCTGGCGTAGCTCTTCGGGTGCGGTCTCGGTCAGCGCGGCAATTTGCAAATTGCTCAGGCGGCCCGTGGACATCATGCTGGACCATGCCTGTTTGCCCAAGTCCTTGGCCTTGTTGGTCTGCGCGATGTCGGCTTCCTGGTAACGGTCGTGCAGCTCTTTGACTGCCTGGTCGCGTTCCTCGCCGGTAAAGCCCTCACGCGCGAGTTTCAAGGCGTCTTCCATAGGCAGACTTTGCCGCATGATGCCGTCACCAAAGGCCTGCACTTTAGCCCGGGTGGTGCCCACGTCCAGCGCCTTTTGTAGGCGCAATTTGGCGTCCGCCGTGATCTCGGTGTCGAA